TTTGGATCAGCCAGATGGCGTTGGCGTTGGGTGCTTCGCTAAATGGGTTGCCGACCGTGATGGTGCGGTCGCTGATGGACTGGATCGGGCGGAGTTCGACGTTGCCGCTGGGCAGGATGACCGAAATGCGCGGGTTGCTTGCCAAATTGACGGACAGGCTGCTGCTGGAATCGACCGTGATGGTGGTTGTGGTGGCAGAGCTGACGCGGCCGCTGCGACGTGTGCCAGCCTTCATCGGGTCGGCAACATCAATCACCATCCCAGGGCGCAGGATGATGCCGCTGTCGATTGACACCGAGAAGGTGACAGTTTCAGTCAGGTTTTGTTCGCTAAGAAGTGCCCACTTACCGGCGCGGTGGGCTTGACCTTGGCTGTAGCAACCGAGGGCTTTGATGTCTTTGTTGATGATGCCGTATTTGGCTACAGCGTCTGCATCTTCGATGTACTCGTACTCAACTTCGCCCAAAGTGTCGTAAGACTGCCAAGCAACAGTTGCAACGCTGTGGCGTGCCTTCTGGGATGATCCGCTGTAATTGAAAACGCCATCAACAACATTGCTTGGTCCGAGCAGATATTGCGAGTCGGTCGGTTTGTCTTGCTGGAGCACCAGCGAGCCGGCTCCGTAATAAGCGATGCCACGGAATAAGCTGGTCATCTCTTGGATGACGTTGTAAACCTCGTCGCGGCTGTTGATCAGCAGGTTGCATGAGAAGCGAGGCTCCAAGCCGCCTTTGCCGTCGTCAACCAACTCGTTGCAATACTGGCTAATCGCGTAAAAGTCATAACGATCTAAGTTGCTGGCTGGTATTCCGGCGCCGTAACGAGTGCTGGTCAATAAATCCCACAAACACCAAGCTGGATCGTTGCACCAAGTCGCTGCGCCAAAGGTGCCGTTCCAAACGCCGGCGTAGGTTACGCGCCCTATATGTGTAGTGGTATCAACGGTTGCGTTGCTGGGCAACTGTATTTTTGCTCCACGGATTAGATATTTACGCTTGGGGATATTATTGAAGTTGCGCGAGTCAAACCGCAGGCCAACAAGGGCGCTATTTGGATAACGCAATTTTTCGTCAATAATTTCTGTATAGCTAGACCAAAAAGTATCGTTTTGGCGCTTGGCGGAGCTTTCGTCGCCACTTGTTCTCGTGACCCGGATGTCAACGGGGAATGCGCCATTAAGTGCCAGCATGTAATCACGTTGATATAGATTTCCTGTTTTGCCGCTAATCGTATCGCTAATGACCTCTGTGTAACCGCCGGAGTTGTATTGGGTTTCAATTTTTAGTGATACGCTGTGGCCAACAATATCGCCGTCATCCTGCAGGATCTGTAATGCTGGCACGTTAATTGTTACGCGCACACGATCAACCGCAGTATTTGTAACTTGACGGGTGATGGGTGTTGATGCAAAAAGCTGGACGCTAACACCGTTTTCGGATTCTGTTGCGTTTAAGTCGGCACCAATAACAGTTTGATTCTGCGTGCCGTTTCTGGTAACAACTTGATAACCGCGAAAGTTTTTATTTCCTGCTGCGTCTTCAATAGGGGTGTCATCTAAGTAAATACTTTTGGCGCCGTTATCTAGACCTTGAATTTCACCTTCGCAAAGAAGGTCTAAAACACTTGCGTACTGGGTGGACTGCAGCGAATCATCTGCCTCATAAGGCGTCCTTCTGCCGCCGCCACCGCCCTTGCCACCACCGCCACCACCGCCACCAGCACCAGCGATACCAAGGCCAAGACCGGCATTGTGTACGCGGATTCCACCAGCGATAAAGGTGTGATGACCTTCGACGGTCAGGTTGTAGACCGTGCCATTGCAAAACTCGGTCTTGCCGACGATGGGGCGCAGGTGACCGTTGGCGTCAACGAGGCAGTCGTCGGAGCCAAGCGTGTCGATTTCGACGAAGGCGTTGAACTGGTTGAGGACCCAATGGTTCGGGGTGGCATCAAGATGCTGGCCGCCCCAGAGCGTGTAACGGATGACGCGCTCGCCTTCGTGCTCGTGGACTTTGAGGATTTTGCCTACGTGGACTTCGCCGGTGTGATCAAAGCTCAGAACCAGATCGCCCGATTGCAGTTCATCAATGCGGCGTTGGCCGCCGGGAACCGCGACGAGCGTATGGCCAAGGAAGCAGCCTCCACCACCGCCACCACCAGAACCTTGGAGTAGAGCTGTTCTTTTTGTCATCAACCTTTGCTCGCAAATACTTCGCCAATGGACTTGCCAGCGTTGCCACTGAACTCCACATCAAGGCCGCTAGAAATTACAGCGGAACCCACAAACAATCGACCGTAGGCAATCGGTACGGGCAATCCCTGTTTGGACGTGTTCACAATGCCGCTAAAGCTAAATGATTCCAGCTTTGCCGCCTCACGTCCGCGCTCAAAAGTTGAAGTCGAATTAACGGGTGCAGGCGAAAGAGCTTGTGCAATGCCGCCAAGGACAAGGCTGGCGCCTATACCAACAACAGCCGTTCCGATTGTTCCAATTCCCATAAAACCTCCCAAGGCCACACCGGCAGACGCAATGCCTCCGGTAACAATGGCCAAGGCGATCAGGCCAACACCCGCCAAAATCTGTCCCGCGCCATCGCCAGCACCAGCAATTACAGGCGTAATACTAAAAACTTCCCGCTCACTAAATGGAGCCGCAATCAACACGGCGTTTTGTTCGGTGACCTTTTCTTTTCCGATTGTTACGCGATAACCAACGCCATCTTTTTCGCTATCAAGCAGCCACTTTTCAAGGCCGGGAAAGTTGACGCAGAGTGCTTTGAGAGCCTGCGCTGGGGTGTCGGCTTCAAATTGGAAGCGGCACTGGCCGAGCTTTTTGCGGAGTGCGCCGTAGACCTTAACGACTTTCATGCCGCAGGACTCGGGCGGTGCTCTTCAGATAATAGCCGCCATAGATGTCGCGGCTACTGAGGCGGCCTTGGATGTGGTGCAGGATTAGTTGGTCGCCAAGGTAAACGGCGGCGTGGTTGGGTAGCGATGACGCAAGTTGCATCAGGATCGCGTCACCGTACTGCATTTCCTCCAAAGGGATGGAGCGAAAGCCTTCATTGGCGAAGTTGTCTAGGTATAAATTCTCACCCCGTAGCCAGAACTGGTCGCGGCGGTCGTAGTCGCTCAGGTTGAGGCCGAACTCGCGGTTGTACCAGTCGCGGCACAGGCTGTAGCAGTCCACAATGCCGAAGACGAATTCGCGTCCCACGTAGGGCAGTTCAAAGCCTTCGGGTTCGCAATAGCCCCACTGTTCGGTCTGGGGGTTGACGATGTGCCAGGGCAGGCCGGATTTTTCGCAGGCAACGCGGTCGGCTTGGGATGGGGCGTGGTTGGTCTTCGGATGGCTATGTACCACGGCCACGATTTCGCCCTGTTCTTCAGCGGCAACGTAGTCAACCGGATCCAGTACAAAATGTTCGTCTGGTGTTTCGGCCATGTTGCGGCAGGGGATATACCGCTTGCGGCCTTTGACCACGGCAACCAAGCCGCAGGACTCTTTTGGGAACTCTGCTCTGGCGTGCTCCAGGGCAGCAGCTTTAACAGTGTCAGAAAGTTTCATTGGAGCAGTCCTGCGCTTGGGAATGAGCCGAATGGGAGTTCTGCAGTTTCACCAAAACGCAATTTGCATGAGCCGATCCGCTTACCGCATTTGTCCTGTGCCAGCGTGCCCACCACGTTGTCGTTGATGTCCCAGTAGTTGCTGCCGGTGTAGCCGCACTCGGTGCTGCGGTATTTCCACTGGCAGATGTTGGCGATGATTTGGCGCTTGGGGATCATCACGCCAGCGAGGTCGAATTTGCTGGCCAGCTCGAAGCTCACAGAGTCGCGGTTTTCGCTTGCTTTGCGGTCCACGTACCAGACCTCATCGGGGAATTTGGCATGTGGGTCTGCGGCGGCTTCGCCATCAAGGTATTTCTTGAGGGTGCGGATGCGTTTGACGGTGGCGCCACCGAGGTCATTGCCGGGTGTGGTGGCGTTGACCAGTAACAACAACGTGGTTATCGTGCCGTCCAGATTGCTGATGGTCAGTGTGGGGCGCGGAAGCGTGCCGGTGTTGCTGTACTCAAAGCCGTCGGCCTTGACGGGCAGGCGGGCGTAAGCGTTGCCGTTCCAGGTGATGTTGCCAGTGACGTTGGCGTTGCAACCGTTGTGCCAGCGGTATGTGTCGCTGCTGCCGTGCAGGGTGCTATCCAGCGTCAGTTCAAACAATTCAATGATCGCGCTAGGGGCAATCGTGGCGAGTTCTTCATAGACGCTGCTGATCGCCGTCCAGACAACCGTGCCATCGGTAATGGTGCTGCCAATGTCAGTTGGCCATGCCGGTTGAGTGCTGGAGCTGGTGCCAGCCGTGGTGCATTCAAAAACAAGACCGGACGCCTGCAGGCTGCTGGCTCGGACAATATCGCCGACAACGTATGCGGTTGAACTAGCCCAAGCCGAGTACGCCATCAGGGTTCAAATACTTGACGGAAGGTGGCCGTAATCGTATTTACGTTGGCGTAACGCAGGTCACGCGACCAACTTTCCACAACCCACTTGTAGGCCGTCGCTTCATCCAATGGCGTCCAATCAAAGCTGGCATTGTCAGCAGCGCGTGCATCGAAGAACGCCTCAATGGCATCGGCATCTGTGCTGTCTTTGGCTGTCCAAGTCAGATCCCAAACGCGTGGGTTTTGATTCAACCCATAGGTCAAACGTTGTTCGTAGCCATCACCAAACTGCACTTTGCGGACAACAGGTTGGCTTTTGCGTGATGCACCGAAATCAGGCGTGGTGCCGCCCGTGCTGGTGCCAACAGTGGCGTCGTTGAAAGTAGCCATTACGCGAGCAAGCCTCCAGGACGTTTCTGCTTGATCAGCTCTTGCTGAACGGCGATGCCGATTGCCTTGCCAAGTGCATTGGCCTGCTGACCGTTGCCTTCAACGTTGCTGCCATTGGCATCGACATTCACAACAACATTACCGACCCCACCGCCATTCATCGTCACAGGAATGCTGCGGCCATCAGGCAGAGGCACATAGGCTTCAGGGCGGCTTCCTTCGCCGTACATGGCGAGTTGTGGACCGGTTGCAATACCACCGGCGGCATAACGCTTGAGCTTCAGCGGACCTTGCTGGGTCATGATGCCACCCATCGCAAAGCTAAATCCGCCCATAAATGCAAGCGGATTGAACGAGGTAGCGTTCGCGTTGTATTGGGAAACCCCAGACAAGGGAGCAACAGCAGAGCCGGTGGGTCCACCCAAGAAACCCAGTGAAGACATAATTGTTTTCAATACGTATTGCTGAATAATCATCCGTGCCGTTTGACTCAAAATCTCAGCGGCAAATGCTTGGTAATTAGTGGTGCCAGTTGTCACCAAATCAAAGATTGAGTTCTCGACTCCCTTGATGCCTTGATTGGCAAGGCCGGAAAAAGCTTCGCGAACAGTGCCGACGTTATCGGCATAGCTGACGAGGCCATCCTTCAGGCCACCCATCACGTCAGCGTTGTACTGCATCGCACGGGCGTTCTCGTACACCTTTTCAGTGATGCTGCGGAAACCTTCTTCAGTAGAAGCAAACCAGTCGGACATGGCCTGACCAGTCTCACCTTTTGCAAGTTTATTTGATGCTTCTTCAAGTTGTTGAAGAGCCTTAATCAGCGGACCTTCATTGAGGTTGCCGCCAGCCTGAGCGGCTTCTCGTGCAAGATTAAAAACTTTACGTGCAAGATCATCTGTTTGCTTGCCAGCTTCCCTGACGGACTTGTTGTAATTGCTTTCAATCTTTTCCCAGGCAGTTGCACCCAATGCCTGCAGTGCTTCAACCGTTTCGTTGATTTTGAAATTCAGTTGCCGCTCAAGTTCACCGGCTTGACGCGTGAGGTCATTGCGGCGCTCCAGCAGGCGTTCTTGACGCTTAGCTTCCTGTTCGGCCTTTTTACTTCCGCCGCCACCACCATCAGCAGTGATGCCAGGTAAACCACTGGGACGTGGTGTGGTTCCTGCTCCAGCGGAAGGAATTCTTGAACGCTCTTGACGCAATTCACTTTGCAGTTGAGTTAGCACGCCCCGCCGGCGAGCAGTCATTGAATCTGTCGGTCCAGCCAAATCAGCCGTGACACCTTTAATTCGTTTCTCTAGATCCGCAATTCGCTCAGGGTCGTAAAATTTCATGCCCATGAAACGGGCAAGTGCATTTGCGGCTCTTGTTATTGCATTAACAATGTCGGCAAAAATTGTTTGAAATGCAGCGCCAATAGGTGCCAGCAAGCGACCAACACTTTCACTCAACTTTGACAACGAAGCCTGCAGGCGATCACCAGCAGATTGCGGTCCTTGAGCAATAATTTCCGCGCTCTTGCCGTAACGCTTGAACAGTTCTTCCGCAAACTTCTGGAAATCCTGTAGCGAGACTTTGCCGTCTTCAAGAGCCTTATCCAGCTCCTGCGGCGTCATGCCAACAGACTTGGCAAACAGGGTGAATGCACCGGGCAAGCGCTCACCAATCTGTTGACGAAGTTCTTCCGCACTGACCTTGCCCTTGCTGAAGACCTGAGCCGTAGCACGAAGTGCGGCCTCCATGTCCTGCAGGCTGCCGCCAGTGCCGCGAATACCAGCAGCAATACCAAGGAAAGCTTTTTCGGCATCGCGTACGTTGCCACCCGCGCCAAGAACAGAAGCGGACAGTTGCGTGAACTGCCTCGTAATCTGCTCCTGCGGAATTGCCAGCCGCTGACTTGTTGTATTGATGAAATCAAGAGCCTGCTGGTACGAAACCGAATCCTCGGTAACCAGCTTCAATGCGGTTCTTTGCCTTTCAATCGACGCGGTATAGCTGGCCAGCCCTGCAACCTGCTGCCCCATCATTCCGGCTTGGGCGCCAATCGCACCACCAGCAGCCATGCCAGCAAGGCCAAACGGTGCGCCAGCCAGAGCGCCAACAGCGCCAAGCGGACCGCCAAACACACCAGCAGCAGCGACCGTGCCGGCGCCCCTGGCAAGCCCCATCAAGCGACCAGTGCCACCACCGGGCTGCACTTTTTTCAATTGTGCTTCAAGCTTCGCTGCTTCAGCGTTTGCTTGTTTGAATTCAGCCGTTCCAATCTCAACGCTATTTGCAATCTCTCGCCATGCATTTGCATAGCCTTTGAGATTATTGATGCTGTTTGCAGAAGTCTGCTGAATCTTTCTCAGTTCATCAGATACTTCTTTGAAATTGACATTGGCGGCCGCAGCTTGTTGCCCCAGATTCTTGAAGCTGCCAGACAGCCTCGTGAGCTGCTCACCGCCCTGTTGCTTAATCCTCAGCAGCAGCTCAGTGGTTTGGCTCATTTGCGTTTGCTGTTCAGAACGGCTAGGGCAGCCATTTCCATCACCTGCACGCCTTCGAAGATGGCAACAGGATCCTTGACTGAATACAGCTTACAGAGCCATTCCAAACTCGGGTAGATCAGTCCTGTCAATCCAGCCATGCTCGTGTGCCATTGCGTCGACATACGGATAAACATCAACACAACCTCCCAGTTCTCCTCCCAGATCTCACAATCCTGCTGAGCAGCTTGCAGACGTGCAGCGGCGATCTGCTCCTCGCTTGCGCCAAGAGCCTTCAGGTCGGCCTCACGTTCGTCTACAACGCCGCCTTTCGCCCAGTACTCAGCGGCGTCTTTTAGTTTTTTGCCGGCGCCCCAGTGACGCTATCTGCATACGCCTGAATCAAAGCCTTCATGACGTAGGGGTCGTCACACAGCTCCTTCTTGTTCTTTTCAGTAAAAGGAACTGGCTTGCCGGATTCGTCATTGATGCCATCCCAGCCTTCAAGGATCCCATCAAGCAGGGCATCATCACCCTTCTCGACAAGAG